CAGCAGCACTACTATACCTTGACCAGTGAGCAGAGGTAATTCCACTACGGGTTCTTCCATTACATTGGTCACTGATCCCAGGTCTAATGATTTCAAACCTAGTTATAGGGCCATTAGACCAGGGATCAGCAGGGTGATTGTGGACTGTTCCGCTACCGTCAGTTTGAGCGAGTCTCAGAGATCCCCGGTATACCAGCTACCCACACAGTGCCCTACACTATTTCCCAATCAGAAAATTTGCAACTTAACTGATCCCAGGTCTAATGATTTCAAACCTAGTTATAGGGCCATTAGACCAGGGATCAGTTCTAGTCGTAGAAACGTGGGAGAGATAATCCCAAACCACAACCAGAAGTTGTCCCAGAACCAGAAGCCTAGAGGTACATTTAAACCCAGAGGCTTAGAGTTCTAAATCCAATATAATACTTGACAATCCTATTGTCAAGTGATAATTTAAAAATAATTAAATAAACAAGAAAGAGGTATAAATGACTACAAAAAAGATAACACTTAACTCTGACAAGAGGAAAGTTATTGCAGACCAATTTCAATCTTTTTATGAAGATAAGGTAAAAGATAAATTGGTTCAAGCAAAACAACAATATGATCTTATGCGTGAGAAAGCAAAAGAGATGATTGACAAAGTTGTAAGATATCATCAACCACAGGTTGATGTTGATACAATAAGATCAATGATACAAAAATACAATGGTGCAGGTGGCGAATTGTATCAAGATAATTGTTTCTATGTCCAAAGACCAATTAAAAAGGTTGATGATGAGGGCAGAGAATATGACGCAAATGATGAAATTCATGTGAGGTTTGACATGGGTAGAAACTTTGCAAGAGCATATTATCGTGACGAGATGAAAGCAAAAGGTCTTAACCCAGATTATAATTTAGCAATCATGGACGACTACTCAAAAAGAAATCCAAAATATTATGCAGATGAAAGTGCTGTAAATAAATTTTTGGGTTTTAGTACATCTTCAAATGATGACAAGTCTATAATCACTCCTGCCTCCAAATGGGAAAATGATTTTAAACTTTGGACAATCGGTAGTTCTTTTTGTCGCTCAAGACAATTTAAAGTTGATGAAAATACATTAAATTTTTTCAAGATGTATGTTGCTAGTGCAGACGAGGTTATTAAACAACATCAACAAATATATAGTTATGTTGAGGGCAAAATGCAAAAAGTAAGATTAGGTTTAAAATCTTATAGAACTTTTGACCATGCAAAACAATTAGCAGATAAAGTTGGAGTTGTTTTAAATGAAACAATGTTAAATGAAAGTTCAAGTCTTGCTCTTTCAATTTACTCACCAGATAATCTTGCAAGTTTATTAGAAGATAAGGTTGAACCAACAAAAGCAGAGAAAATCGCAATAGCAAAAAAACTATTACAACAATCAGTAAATAGTTTAAATTAACTATTGACAATTAAGGGACTATCCTATAGGGTAGTCCCATAACAAGAAAGAGATAAACATGACTAAAACATTTTACATAACTTATTGGGCTAACAAGCACAAAAAACACATAACAAGAAGAGGAAAGCACGACGAAAAAAGCAGATATGGAACATCAAAACAAGGTGTCCCTTACTATGTTTATTATGATCTAGACGCACATGGATATAGAACTGCTAACACTGCGTGGAAAGTTAGGCACTAATATAGACGGCTCCTTAATCATATGAATACCCCTGGCCCATGAGGTCATATACCCAGAAGAGATTGGGCCAGGGGTCCCGAACCAAATCCAAAAATCCAAACTTTTTTTGACCCTATCCCCCCTTTTTACAAAAAGGGGTCCCACTACTATAGGTTGTATTGCATAATTTAGACATTCATGTATACTGAAAACATATTGGTACCATGGACTTGAATCAGGTTGACATAAGTAAATTACCTGCAGATGTGCGAAAGACTTTTAAAAAACTTCAAGTCATGCATGCAGAAAAAAAGATACAGAATAAAGCTAAAAATGACTTTCTGTCTTTTGTTAAATGTGTATGGCCTGATTTTGTAGAGGGGTCCCACCACAGACACATCGCAGATAAATTTAATAAATTAGCGTCGGGTGAAATAAACCGTCTAATCATCAATATGCCTCCGAGACATACCAAATCAGAATTTGCATCTTACTTGCTACCAGCATGGATGGTGGGCCGAGATCCAAAGCTCAAGATCATACAAGCAACGCACACGGCAGAACTCGCAATCAGATTCGGTCGTAAAGCCAAGAACCTAATCGATCGAGAGGATTATTCAAAAATTTTTAAAACAAGATTACAGGAGGATTCCAAAGCAGCAGGACGTTGGGAGACAGAACAGGGCGGTGAGTATTTCGCAGCTGGTGTTGGTGGTGCGATCACGGGACGTGGTGCAGATCTATTAATCATTGATGACCCGCATTCGGAACAGGACGCTTTGAGTCCCACAGCATTAGAGTCAGCGTACGAATGGTATACATCAGGTCCAAGACAACGTCTACAGCCAGGAGGCAAGATAGTAATGGTCATGACTAGATGGAGCACTAAAGATCTGACAGGTAAACTAATACAGAACCAGAAAGAACCAAAAGCTGATCAATGGCACGTGGTCGAATTTCCAGCGATCATGGATCATGGATCAAAGAACGCTAAACCTGTGTGGCCTGAATATTGGAAATTAGATGAATTAGAGAAGGTTCAAGCAACACTGCCCACGGGCAAATGGAACGCGCAGTGGATGCAGAATCCAACAGCTGAAGAGGGTGCAATATTAAAACGTGAGTGGTGGATGAAATATACTGATGAGGATATACCACAACTACAACACGTCATACAATCTTATGACACAGCATTTTTAAAAAAAGAGACAGCAGATTACTCTGCTATTACTACATGGGGAATATTTTATCCAAACGAGGACAGTCCACCCTGTTTAATATTATTAGATGCAGTAAAAGGTAGATACGAGTTTCCAGAGCTTCGAAGATTGGCTCTTGAACAATACGAGTATTGGAAACCTGAAACGGTTATAATCGAGGCCAAAGCATCAGGTTTACCGTTAACGTACGAGCTTAGACAGATGGATATACCGGTAGTAAATTTTAGTCCATCAAAAGGAAATGACAAGCACGCTCGTGTAAATGCTGTTGCACCTTTATTTGAATCTGGTATGATATACGCGCCTGAGCAGAAATTCGCAGACGACGTCATCGAGGAGTGTGCGGCTTTTCCTTATGGTGATCATGACGACCTTGTGGACTCAACAACACAGGCAATCATGCGATTCAGACAGGGCGGTCTGATCGGACACCCTGAAGATTATATCGACGAAAAGGTCGAGCAACGTAAAAGGAATTATTATTAATGAAGGCAATTCTACAATGGGTATTAAGAACAATGATGAAGGATCAAACCGGAATCGTTCGGACAATGCCTAAAAAAGATTTAGTTGATTTTAACGTGGCAATGACAGTTGAAAGATTATTGCGTAATGGTATTGATCCAAATTCATTAAAAAATGCTAACCAAGTAGAAAATGCTATCAATCAAATAGAAGCACCAAAAAACGTGCAACAAGGAATCAAATCTACACAAACTGCAAAAGTGTTTGATATGGAAGGTAAAGAGATAAAAAATCCTAAAAATATTATGGGTGGTAAAGAAATACCAGATGATGATCTACCACCGCCAGGCAGCCGTGGTGGTCCCGAGGATATCGCAGCTCCGGTGCAATCAGCAGAAGAGACTATAAAAAATATGATAGAGGCAGAGAACAAAAAGAATATTGCTAAAATAAAAAATAGAAAAATCATTAAAGAGGCAATCGATAATGTATCACCAGGATTTGTCAAAGGAGATAGAAAATATAATGCACAACTTGTTGCAGAGGATTTAGCACAAAAAAAATTCAATAAAGAGTTTTATGATCTAGATCAAAAACAACAGATAGATCTTTACGGTGAAGCACTTGATGGATTAGACGACTTAGATAAATTTGCACAAGGAGGACGTGCAGGGTTTAAAGCAGGACTTGGTAAAAGATTTTTAGATTTATTAAAAGGTAAACCTAAATTAAAATTTGACGAGAGAAGATTTAGAGAAGGTCCGATCGATTTAAAATTTTTAGAAAACATTGACAAGAAAGATCTTGAAAAATTTATTAAAACTAGAGATACAAAAGGTCCTGGTAGTTATGGTATGTATGATGACTTTGCAGACATGCCTGCAGGACTAAGAGCAGCAGAGTTAATTAAAACAATTAAAACAAAAGATGGTGCAATAAATTACAAAGCTGCAGAATTATTTTTAGGTAAAAAATTAAAAGGTGACGAGAGTGTGGATGAACTTATTCAAATGTTAAATAGAAAAGAGATGCGAGCACAAGGTGGACGTGCGGGGTTTGATAATGGTGGTTTATTAAGTATGCTTGATATTAAAGCTTCAGGATCCAAGTCTGGTAAACAACAAATAAAAGGTGCACCAGAAGGTATCACTGCTGATAGTGAATCAGTTAACGCTATTATAAAAGCAGACATACCTATCTCTCAAAAAATAAATCTTCTTGCAGATTTACAATATGGTAAAGGTCGAACAAGAATTGAAAAAGATGATCAAGAAATATTTTTAGATGAGGGTGGATTTAAAAATAGAAATATAGGTGTAGAGTTTAACAGAGGTGGTGAAGGTTTAGGTAGTAGGATTATGTATAATTTAGAATCAGGTGATCCTACATTAAATATCACATATAAGAAAAAATTTAATCAAGGCGGCATAGCACGTCTTGGTTTTAAAGATGGCATGACTAGAAGAACATTCTTAAAAATTTTAGGTGGTGCTATGTCTATACCGATTATTGGTAAATTTTTAAAACCAATGAAAGTTGGTAAAACAATAACTAAAGTTCCAATGATCAAAACAGACGATGTCGCTGGTAAACCAGAATGGTTTGATGCGCTAGTTAATAAAGTTATTATCGAAGGTGATGATGTTACTAAAAGATTCGCAACAGGTGAGAGACAAACTATTCACCAGAAAACACTAGACGATGGTTCAGTGGTCCGAGTCACAGAGGACGTGGATCAAGGTGCTGTAAGAGTTGAGTATGATAGTGATGCAAATGTTTTTGAAGACACCGTGCAAATGGAATATAAAAAACCATTACCGGATGAGGGTGATCCAAGACCAAGAGCAGAGTTTACCACGGCAGAGTCGGGTCCGGTTGGTAGACAGGTTTCTCCAGATGATTATGATATAGATGTAGATGAGATTAGTGGAACAAGTATAAGAGATCTTGATTCTGATGTATCGAAACTAAAAGAATATGCGACAGGTAAAAAATTAACGATGAAAGAAATCGTAGAATCTAAAAAAAGAAAAGATAAAGCTTTACGAATAACAACAGATCCTGAAGCTCAGTCAGATGCGGTGATTGCAAGACAGGGTGAAGCACTTGACTACGATGACTATGCATCAGGCGGTATTGCTAGAATGTTAGGAGAGTAATGGCCATTATTAAAACAATAGGTAAACTATCTCCTGTAGCCTATAAGCAGATGATAGATCATCTGACTAGAAAAAAAATTAGAAATCCATTTATCAAAGCAGAAGATATTGTCGTAAATAAAAAACCTGAAATTGAAAACATGGAGGCGATCAACAGATTTGTAAGAGACAATCCAAGAACAGAAAAAGCAGGTGGTGGTATGTTGGTGCAACCAGGTTTCGGTGGCATGAGACAAGGGTATGCTAATGGACCTCCAGGTAAATTAAAAATTCAAAAACCAAAGATGACTTTAGAAAAACAAAAAGCATCTGCTTCTCCATTAAGGGAAGATTATTTAGGACAACTAGCAGATAAACGTAAAGTTAGAACATCTACTTTAAATGATGCGTTTGAAGTTAGAAATGTTATTATTAAAAATAAGGGACATGTTTCTAATATGGAGGAGTTGGCTAAAAAAGCAGGTATTTTTGTTGAAGGTAAATCAAAAAAAGTTGATCCTAGAAAAGCAAAATTAGCTTTGGATTTAGCATTGGATAGTTTTCCAGAATTAAAAGGTTTTCAACTAGCTGTTAATAAATATCCTGATATCGATAAAACAGGAAGAAAATTTAGACAATTAGATATGATAGCCAAAAGTTTTGCAAATTATAAAAATACAAAAAATCCTACAGAAGCAGCTGCTCACTTACTTCCTGATAACATGGCCATGATCTATGAATATGATGTTACAAAAAAAGAAACATTAGGAAAAGGTCTTTTTGATGTGGGGGAAAGAAATATAAATAAAAACGATAAAAAATTTTTAATAGATAGAATATCTATTCTAACCGGTCAAAATTTTAACGTAGATCAACTTAATCAATTAATAACAGAAACACAAAACGTAAGAAGAAGTGAGGGTCGAATAAAAGGTCAATTAAAAAGAAATGCTAAAATGAATGAACAAATTAAAACTTTGTATGATGATAAAATTATACAAAATTTAATTAAAGGTGATTTAAATGCAGAGAACAAAAAGAAAATTTTAGATAGGGCGGTTAAATTAACTAATGATGATGTGGCTGTTGCCAGTAGACGATTGTTTCAAATGGCACAAGCAATATCTGGAACTAGAACAATTAATGGAATTACAGAAGATCAAGATTTAGGAAGAAAGATAATAGACACACAGAGACTCATTGGTAAAGTGGGAAATGGTTATGCTTTTTCAAGTTTAGTTTATGATCATTATGGTAAAGTTATTGACAAAGCTTTAAACTCTCCAAAAGGAAAATCTTTCATAGGATACTATCAAAACGAAATTAGAAATGCGCTCGATAATGGTTTAGTTCCCGATGAGATATTTAGTGTTACAGCTTCTGCTAGAAGAGGAATGTCCCCTTATGCAATATTTACACAAGCTTTAAATGAAGATGTTAACTCTAGAATAAAAGGAGCAAAATTAGATAGTAAATTAAGCACAACACACAGACAATTACAAGAGATTTTTAAAGGAAGAACGTACGATAAATTAAATACAACAGAAAAAAAGAAAGTGAACGATCTTGTTACTATTTTTGAAAATGCAAAAAAAGATGTTCTTAAAGATTTAAAACCCGAAGTAAGAAATAATATTCAACTGGCCTCATTTGATTTAAAAAATCCACCAAAAAAAGCAATAGCAAACTATGCCTCTTTTGATGATAATTTAAAAAAAGCATTTGATACTTCTTATAAAAACGTTGGTTATAGCATGAGCGTTCCAAAAGAATTTTTAACTCAAAAACAATTATTAGGTAGATTACAGCCTCCCGGAAGTGGAGCTGTAACATTAGGTGCTTTGGATGTGCCTTCAATGTTTAAAAGATTAAGTCCAGCTACTAGAAAATTAGTTGGTGGTTTTGGTGGTTTCATAGCGCCAGAAGTTTTATTTTATCAACTTGATAAAAAAAACAGAATGTCAAAAGGACAATCTGAAAAAGAAGCTGCAGCTGGTGCTTTAGAATCTGGAACATTAGGGGCTTATGACAATAAAGCTTACATGGAGGGATTAAAAGAAACTGCTAAGTCTATGGGTGTGGATTCTAATTCTTTTGATTCTGCCTATCAGCTTAATTTATTAACAAAAAATTACGAACAAAATAATGCTAACTATGAAAAAAATTATATGCAACTACTTGAAATGGGAGATGAAAAAAGAGCAGACGATCTTAAAAAAAATTTTGATAGATATACAAAAGAAACACAAAACAAATATGCTTTATTAGCTAATAATATTTCAGATAATGTAATGAACACTGTTGGTGCTTCACCTATGGCTATGAGTAGAGGAAGAGAAAATATCACACAAGAACAATTTGAAAAACCATTTTTTGATATGCAAGATGTTGCTATAGAAAAATTAAAAAGAGAAAAAATTAAAGCTTCTCCTATTCAAAAAAGACAAGTGGATACCACTGCTGGAAGTGTGGGAGAGGGTTTTTATCAGGCATTTGATTCTTTAACACAGGGGGCTAAAAATTTATTACAAGGTCGAGTAGTGCCATTTGCATCTAAAATTGGACTTTCTCAATATGAGCCACAAGCATCTCAAAGAAAAATATTAAGTGATACTCTAAAAAATTTAAGCGATAGAGATTTAGAAAGATTTAATTTAGGTAGAGGTTATGTTCAAAGTGACCCTGTAAGTGCGTTAGACATACAAAATTTAATTTTTGAACAACCAGGTTTATTTGCAGGCGGCGGTATAGCTAAATTAGCCGGTGTGGATTCAGGCCCACCACCAGAAAAAGGACCGATGTCTCAAGGGTTGCCAGGTCTATTAAAACGTGTTAGAAACTTATAGGAGTATTAAATGGCAGAAATAGACAAAGGACTCCCGAACACTAGAAACCAAGAAAAGATTCCCTCACAAGAGGAAATTCAAGATGTTGCTGTTCAGGAACCAGTAGAAGAAAAAGGACCGATCGAGGTCATACCAGAAGAGGATGGTGGCGTAACATTAGACTACGAGCCAGGTGCAATCAACGTGCCAGGAACAGAAAATCATTTTGATAATTTAGCAGAACTTTTACCTGATGATGTTTTAGAACCAGTAGGAAACGAGATGACTCAAAACTACATGGATTACAAAGCATCGAGAAAAGAATGGGAACAATCCTATATTACAGGATTAGATCTGCTTGGTTTTAAATATGAGAATAGAACAGAACCATTTCAAGGAGCTTCAGGTGCAACACACCCAGTGTTAGCTGAGGCGGTAACACAGTTTCAGGCACAGGCATACAAAGAATTATTACCAGCAGACGGACCAGTTAGAACACAGGTTATTGGTGTAAAGAATCCACAGACAGAGCAACAAGCAGTTCGTGTAAAAGATTTTATGAATTATTTAATTATGGATCAGATGAAAGAGTACGAGGCAGAGTTTGACTCGATGTTGTTTCATTTACCACTTG